TAGTGACTTTTAAAAATGATTATTTGGAAAAATATGAATTTGGAGAAGATAGTTGGGGTGCAAACTCAGATAACGATAATGATGTAATCGAATATGTCTCCATGGCACCGGATTTGTATGAAGCGATGCTTGGGGCAAATGATTCATTAAATAGTCTGACCCATATCATTGATATAATGCTTAACTTGTTTTATGCTGCTGACAAAAAGTACATTGAAAACGATTACATGCGAATTCAAAGTTCTGTACCAGGAGAGATGCCGATTAAGATTGAAATGAATGATGTGTATTTCAATGGTTTAGCAGCTAATATGGTTGAGGAGAATAGAAAAAATAAGAATCAGTACATGAAGTATATAAAGGGATGCTATCACGGCTATTCAATTACTTGTTTCTTCTCCAAGCATTCGAGGGGGATTGGACATGATACTCATTGTACGGTTTATGATGATTTTAAGCTTCATATTAAAAATATGATAAGGGGTTGGTTGACTCGTAACATGATTGATCAAGGTGAAAAGACATGCCATTTTGATTATAAAAATGTGTTGTTTGTAGACAATACCGAGATGATTCCTTTTATCAAGGATTTTGAAGATAGATTCAGCGAGATTTTACACAGTGACATATTAAATATATGTGATAGAGTGGCGAAAAAGCTGAGTTATGATTGTATGGAAGCGCGTTTTTGGGAATGTTACAACTGGAAATCCCGTCAAGTAGGATTTGTTGAAAATCTGGAATTGTTTGAAATGCTCTTTGATGATGTGGATTATTGGAATAATAATCTGGAAAAAGCTTTCTATGAAGAATATGTTCGTATTCTGTCAAGAATGTGTGATTTTATTGTTGAGGAGGTGTAAGCTATGGTTAAGAGAACGATACGATGTCCACTTGACCAAAGGTGGCTTTTTGATACAACTGCGAGGACAGGGTGTGTAGAGATAAAATGCTTGAAATGCAAGAACGTTCTACGTATTGATTTAGAGACCAATACAATTGAATATCCAAAGTTAAAGATAGTTAAGTCAGTGAGCATTTAGGGCATTTATGAAAATAGCAACTAAGGCCGGGCAAATTTCTTATGGGAAATTTGTCTGGTCTTTTTTTATTCTACCTGAAATAGATGAGCAAATGAATCCATTGAGATATCAATTGACCGTGATGAAGTAGGGAAAGAAGGATAACTTGTATTACGACATGGTTATAAGTGGAAAGAGAATTGCACAATTGAGAAAAGATAAAAGATTAAGTCAGGCGGGCTTATCAGAAGAGTTGAATATTCATGAAAAAACAATTAGTAAGGCTGAAAGAGGGGTAAATGAATTGTCGGTGGATAATTTGATTTTAATGGCTGATTACTTTGGTGTTACTATGGAATATTTAATAGGTTCTTCTGAAGATGTTGATAATCAGATAATAAAGATATTCAATCGTTGCCCGGAACATCGAAAGGATTTATTAATAAGAGTGATGAAGGCTTTCTGTGAAGAGGGAGCGTAATTTGTCCCTAAAAGGAGCGTCCGATGGAATTATCAAAAAGTAAATACTGATTTAGAATTTATACATAGTCAACAACGACTGAACGTAAAGAGTTTTCGACTATGTATTACATAGCGGAAAAGCCTTGAGTATTGCTTGGGGGATAACGGGATGTGTTGTGTGACTTGCAGATTGAAAACTTAATAGGACACGCATATCCCGCGATTTTCTATTTCGCCTTTCTTCTATATTAAGGAAGCAGGGTGGTAGAATCCCATTTCGTGCGATGATAAACCTGATACTTGCTGATTATGAGAAACGGAAGTATTCGCCTATGAAGGTTTGGAGCAGAGGGTTGTACCTACTGGTGTAGCAGTCAGAGATAATGAGATAGATGGTGCACCTGCCTTTCAGCGAAAAGCATTGGCAGAGAGTGGCTACTTACGGATGATGCCTGGATGGGCATGGCAAAAGCGTAGTGATTGCAGCTAGCATAGGATATGTTACCCGGCTGGGGGATTACCGAGAGGTTAATATTTAATGAGGATAGTGGCAGAAATGCCACATTATCCTCTGATATGAATGTTTTTATATATTAAGAGCCTTCATATGAGAGGATAACAGCCGGCGTTATTTTCTTCATTAAATATTATGAAAGAAAAGGTGATAACTATGGTATTTTGTTTAATGAGTGAAAAGGTGGTCGTAAGAGCTACTGTATTTGTAAAAGATGTGAAGGATGTTCCTGAGGATGTTTTGAAAAGTCTGGTTGTCAGGTTTGCAGAACAGAACAATCTTGTTGTGGTTGAGGGAAATGTACATGTGGATGATTGCTCCATGATGGAAAGTGAATATCTTGATCAGATTATTCTTGGAGCGAAGGCAGGAGACTACGATGTGATTGTAGTCAGAGATTTTTCGGATATTTCTGATAATCCTTGTGCTGTACAGGCATTTATTCAGCAGGCAATGTGGAACGGTTGCGATGTGTATTCTATAAATGAACAGTGCACCGGAAGACAGTTTGCAGGAGCATGGGAATAGTGAATAACGGTAAGTTCGACAAGCGTATCATTTCAAGTGGTACGCTTGTTTTTGAAAAGGGAAAGAAGCCAGCTAAAGAGTTTGCAACAGAAAAAGAAGCAGATGAATACATTGAGGAAAGGCAAAAAGAGGATAAGAAATCTGAATAATTGCTGATATTCTGGTAATACTTTCCATGTATAAGGAGGCAGATGAATATGGTGAGTGCAGATGCAAAGCATCAGGATATTCACACTTTTGATAGAAGTCAGGCAACTAATATTGCAGATATTAAGATTGATGACGGAAAAGAACTAAAGAAAAGGATTCTTGATTATGTTGAGCAGGTCAGGAATCCTTATTTTCTTACAGTGGGCGATGTATTGGTGCAGATGGATTATGCGGACACACCATATTCGTTCAATGATAGGTATAAAAGAATAATTGTTAATGCGAGTGCATAAAAAACAAAAATTGGTAGTGGAGTTTTGCGAGGAAGTATGGTATATTAGGACTCAGAAGAAAACCAAATCGCGAAACTCCATTTTATTAGATGGTCTAACTAATAAAATTGGAGGTACGCAATATGAAAGAAAACATTTCAAACAAAATCTATAAAGCTGCCGTCTACGTTAGATTATCTCGTGAAGACGGTGATGTTGCTAATGCCCAAAAGGACGAAAGCGACAGCATTTCAATCAGAAATCTCTGATACAACATTTCATAAGTAGTAAAACAGATATTGAATTAGTAGAAATCTTTGAGGATGACGGATATTCCGGCGTGTTTTTTGATAACAGACCGGGTTTTCAAAGTATGCTTGATGCCATTGAAGAAGGCAAGGTTGACACAGTAATTGTAAAGGACTTGTCAAGATTGGGGCGTAATTATGTAGAGGTAGGTCGTACAGTTGAAGATTTCTTGGATGTGTACGAATTAAGGCTGATATCCTTAAATGATAATGTAGACACCATTGACGGAGATGAAAAAGTAAGGGATATTATTATTCCCTTCTTGAACATATTGTATGAACAGTATGCTAGAGATACTTCCAACAAGACAAGAGCTGCATTAGATACTAAATGTAAGGATGGTCAGTTTATTGGTTCGTACGCTCCGTTTGGATACAAAAAATCAGAGACGGATAAGAATAAATTGGAAATTGATGAATCTGTTGCCCCGGTGGTGCGACTGATTTTTAAATTATATATAGAGGGCTTTAGTGCTCAGATGATTGCAAAGAAGCTTGAGAGTGAACATATTCCGGCACCTATGGACCAGAAAAGAGAACAGGGTGTTAAGTGCGGAAATGGATTCAAGATGTATAAGAAAAGTGTTTGGGATAGCAATATGGTAGGCAGAATCTTAAAGAATGAGGTTTATGTCGGTAATCTGGTGCAAGGGAAGGTCAGTAAGCGTAATTTTAAGCAAAAGAAAAGATATACAAAGAGTGAAGAACGCTGGATACGATATGAAAATGCTCATAAAGGTATCATCGACAGGCTTGATTTCGACATTGTTCAGCAGCTTCTATCGGAAGATGTACGAAGAGGAACTGCGGACAGTGAATTAAGCATATTTGCAGGTAAGGTGTATTGCGGTGACTGTGGAGAGGCGATGCATAGAAGAAAGGTAAAAGCTAAAGATAAGTTTTATTCATATTACAGCTGTTCTTCTAATAAAAAAGATAAATCGTCTTGTACTCAGCATAATATCGCGGAGACATTGTTGATAAAGACTGTAAAAGAAAGTGTAAACTTTCAGTCACATTTGCTTAAGAATATTCAGGAAGTAATGGAGTATTGCAAGGCACAATGGGATGAAGAACAGTTATTTGAAAATTTAGAAGTAAAAAAGCTGGAGCTTGAAGATATGTTGAAGCTTCAGTTAGAACGAATTAAATCTTTATATGAGGACGTAAAGGACGGTCTTATTACAAAGGAAGAATATCTTGATTATAAGCTTGGATATCAGCAGAAGACGGTAGAACTCAAGAATAGAATCGTAGACTTGGAGGATAAGATACAGAATCGAAAGTCGGCATTAGATAATTCTGAATGGATGGATAGATTTTATCAGTATGCGGATATAGAGGAATTGTCACGTTTAGTAGTGGCACAGCTGATTAAAGCAATATATGTCTATGAAGATAAGAGAATCAGAATTGTGTTCAACTATCAGGACCAGTTAGCGGAGATAAATGAGCTGCTGGAAGAGCAGAAGGTTATTACAGAGGAGGCGGTTTAATGGCACGAGTTAGTAGAAAACAAAACACCATTAAGCCGGAAGTAAAAGAAAAGGCTTCTTTGGTACAGGCTGCGGTGTATTTGAGATTATCTGTTAAGGATAATGGTAAAGATGATTGTGACAGCATAGAAAATCAGGAAATGATAGTTAGGAATTATCTAAAGAACAAACCGGATATTGCGATTGCTAAAGTATTCGTAGAAAACGGTCATACAGGTACTGTGTTTGACAGACCGGTATTTAATTCCATGATGGAAGCAGTGGAGAGTGGTATTTATAATTGTGTGGTTGTTAAGGATTTGTCCCGTTTTGGAAGAAATGCTCTTGATGCTACCGATTATATTACAAATATATTTCCTGAGATGGGTATTCGGTTCATATCTGTCAGAGATAATTACGATAGTGAGCTTGATACGGATGGCAAAGACCAGATGTATATTATGATTGATAATTTCATCAATGAATTGTATTCAAAGGATATATCAAGAAAATCATGCACAGTCCTTCGCTCCAAGCGAAAGCAGGGCTTGTATATAGGTGGATATGCACCGTATGGATATAAGAAATCTGAAGATGATAAATATGTCTTGGAGATTGATGAGGAAGCTGCGGCTGTAGTGAGAAAGATATTTGAATGGAGAGCAGAAGGTCAGGGATATAGTGAGATATACAATCGGCTGAACAAAATGCATATTCCGTCCCCTACTTATTATAAGTATTTGAAGGGTATCTATTCAAATTACAGTAAAACAGGAAAGCAATATCCTTGGTCTAAGCATGTGTTATTTGATATGTTAAGAAATCAGACATATATAGGTGATGTGGTACAAGGCAAACAGTTGGCTGGATTATATCAGAATCAAAAGCTTCAACCAGTAGGAAAAGATAAATGGATCATTGTAGAAGGTAAGCATGAGCCTATCATTTCCAAGGAATTATTTGAAGCAGTACAGCGAGTGAATGAAACAAAGCAGGCTGAATATGAAAAAAATGCAAATAAGTATAATCTTCCAAAAGTTGAAAATGTGTATACCGGATATGTTTTCTGTGGCGATTGTGGATTTGCCATGAAAATGGTTCGGTCCTTAAGCACAAAAAAGGATAAGGCTTATTATAACTATAAATGTGGAAATTATCATATGCATGGTAAAGATTATTGTACACCTAAGAAGCTTAGAAAGGCAGACTTGGATGTGGCAGTTCTTGAAACGATAAAGCTACATATTGCTTTATTTGTTGATATGAAGGAAGAGTTAAAACGGTTGAATAATAATTCTGCAATTAGAGTTCACACAAAAGAAACTCTCCGTAAAATAAAAGAATTGCAGTTGCAAGAGGACAGAATTTCTAGGATAAGAACCTCTTTATATGATGATTATAAGGATGGATTGCTGACAAGCGAAGAATTTGTGGAAATGCGAGATTTATATTCAAAACAGCTAGATGATATTAGAAGTGAACTTAAATCCCTAGAGGAGGATAAGAATTACCGTGAGATAGAGGTAAAGACTTCTGGAGTCTGGAGTAAGGCTGTGATGCAATTCAAAAACCCGCAGGAAGTTACCAGAGAACTTGTCGAGGCAATTATTGACAGGATTGATGTGTATGATAATGAAAAGATTAAGATCACTTTCAAGTGTATGGATGAATTTGAACGCTTGGGAGAAGAAATAAAGAAAAGGAAGGAGGAAGTTGCGTAATGAGGCAGAAATTGATGGGTAATTATAAAGGCACGATTGGAATGTATTTAAGATTATCATCAGAGGATGAGGATACAGATTTTGTAGGTAAGAAATACGAAAGTGAGAGTATTACCAATCAAAGAAAACTCATTCGTGACTATATTTTAGGGATCGAGGAACTGGAAGACTATGATGTGGTTGAATTTGTGGACGATGGTATGAGTGGTACGAATATGGAAAGACCGGGTTTCAGAGAAATGATCGCAGCGGCAGAGAAAGGTCTTGTTGATGTCATTATTGTAAAAGACTTGTCAAGAATTGGAAGAAATTATGTTGAAGTTGGTAATATTCTTGAACAGGAATTTCCGGCAATGAATATTCGTGTCATTGCTATTAATGACAGTTTTGATAGTGATGACTATGAGGGAACAACTGCAGGAATGGCAGTTATTATTAAAATGATGACCTATGATTTATATAGTAAGCAGTTATCCTCGAAGGTAAAAGAAGTACAATATCGTTTGATGGAGGAGGGCAGATTCGTAAATACACCGCCGTATGGCTATATGGTGTTGCCGGAAAAGAAGCATCAATTAGTGATTGATGAAGAAGCGGCAAAGATTGTCAGATTGATTTTTAAGATGGTGATTAAGGGGATTAGTTCTTCTGATGTAGCGCTGCATTTAAATGAGCAGGGCATATTGCCACCATCAGAATATAAGAAGTTAAACAAAAGGAATGCTCGTTTTAATAAGAATCCTATATGGACTCATCCTAAAATTGTGGATATTATTAGAAATGAAAAATATCGTGGTGCTATGGTGTATCACACAAGAAAGAAGCAGAGAGTATCTGATAAGCAGGCTAAGAGGACAAATAAGAAAACTTGGCTTGTGATTGAAGGTACTCATGAACCGATAGTTTCTGATGAAGAGTTCAGATTAGCACAGGAAGCTCTTGTTACCCGTAAAATTTCCACTAGGAAAAAGCCTAAACCGGATAACGTGTATGTGTGTCCGTACTGTGGTTTTAAATTGAGAAAAACCTATGGAAATGACACATATCTTTCCTGTTCTCATGTGATGTATACCGGCAATGAGGATTGCAAAAAAATATATTGGTCTAAAACTGATATAGAGAATGTTATCTATCAAATCTTCTGTGTGCAGGTTAAGTTATATTTGACTGAGCAGACGAGAGTGGAAACTGATATGATTAGCAGAGATACGATTAAGGAAAAGAAGCAAGTCATTAATTTTCTTAACAAGAGTTATTCGGCTATAAATTTCCGTAAGTCTGAATTGTATGATAAATACAAAGATGGGGAACTTGATAGAGACGCTTTTGTCAGAGAAAAGAATAGATATGCTGATGAAGGTATTCGTGTGAAGAAGGAAATTGAACAGGCGGAGTTGGAGCTTCAGGAATTGGAAGAGGCATATTCTAAAATGGAATGGAAGAAGCAGGAAGAGAAGAAAGCAGACAGCTTGTTAAACTTACCTGCTGACAAGGTTAAGGAAGTAATGTATAATTTTATTGACCAGGTGCTAGTCTATGATGACAAGAACATTAAAGTGAAATGGAATTTTGCCGATGGATTGGGCATGGTTTCATAATAAGCTTGGCAGGAATCAAAAAAATGATTTCTGCCAAGAAAAATTTTTGGTTCTTAGTTGACAGTTTAGGATGATCTGGGACGCATCGTTATCCCAAAGGAAATTCGCAGAACACTCCGCATCCGAGAGGCGGACCCGTTGGAAATCTTTACGGACAGGGAAGGTGAGATCATCCTGAAAAAATATTCCCCGATC